CCACGTCTAAAGATTAAAGCTGACTCTGTGCACAGCAGATTCAGCTTTTTTGTTTTATAGGGCCGTATCCGTGTCACGGCGGGAACGGCCCTAATTTTATGTTCAAAGCGATGACAAATTGACATAAAAAAGGAGACCTTTATGTGTTTTGGAGGCGGAGAATCCCCAAGCATACAAGCAGCCCCAACCGTAGCGCCCACACCCTCACCATCACCCGGCGAAGAGAGCGCATCAAAAACGCAAGACGCGAAAAATAGACAACTCAAGGCCATTAAATTTGGCATAGCCTCAACTCAAAAATCAGATCTCACCAATTCAAGTCTTTCGCTGTTAACGCCGCAAGCAATGGGCGCAGGATTAAAAGCCAAGACAGGACAATAATCATGCCAGCTACAGCTATAGATCCAATAAAAACTACAATCCCAAAGAGTATAGATCGAAAACCGTTTGAGCAGCGCCTGAACGCGATGAAGCTGGAATTCTCATCTTGGGAAGGCGCGCTTAAAGAAATAAGGTCATACGAAAATCCTCTGCGCGGTTTCTTTGACGGCGAGCAACCCAACCAGGGAAAGACTGTCGACCATAAACTAATGCTTGATAGCCACGCTCGCAGATGCGTCCGGACAGGCGGAGCTGGCATGACTTCAGGCCTGACGAGTCCGGCACGCCCATGGTTTAAATTAGGGGTAGACGATCCCAAGTTGATGGAAAACGAATCCGTACAGGAATGGTTAAACGATACTGAACAACGGATGCGCAATGTATTTAGCCGGTCGAACATTTATGGCGCATTAACTCAAGCCTATGAAGAATTATTCTCATTCGCCACAGCAGCAATAGCTATTCTGGAAGACTATGATACGGCAATAAGAGCATACACATTTACCGCCGGAGAATATGTGCTTGGTGTTGGTCCAGATGGACGAGTTAATGCGTTCGGTCGTCGATATTGGATGCAGATAGGCGCACTCGTTAAAGAGTTTGGGCTCGAAAGCTGCAGCAAGGCAGTACAACAGGCCCATAAAGAAGGCAAGGTAGACGACTGGGTTAAAGTAAATCACCTAATAGAAATAAATGATACGCGTCTCCCGGATAAATCGGATTTTGGAAACATGAAATTTAGATCGGTTCAATGGGAGGAAGGATCTCCTGCAACGGATATATTAAGAATAAGTGGATTTGAAGATTTTCCAATCCTTGGTCCTCGATGGGCACTTGCCAATTCGACAGATATTTACGGTAAAGGTCCCGGATGGGATGGGTTGGGCGATTGTAAGATGTTGCAGAAACTACAGAGAAAGAAGCTGCTTGGACTTGATAAACAACTTGATCCGCCGACACAGCAGGACGGAACCGTGACCGGAGAAGTAGACACGCTCCCGGGTGCCAGGAATAAATCAAGCGCTACAACACCAAATGCCGGCGTCCGGCCGGTATACCAAATTAGCGTCAATCTACAGGATGTAGAATTTTGTATCAACGAAACAAAAAGATCCCTTGACGCAACATTCTACACAGACCTTTTTCTTATGTTGACGCAAAGCGATCGCCGTCAAATCACCGCAGAAGAGATTGCTAAGAAATACGAAGAGAAATTATGGATGCTTGGGCCAGTACTGGAAGCTCTTGAAGGCGAACTCCTGGATCCGCTCATCGATAGGACGTTTTCAATTATGTTGCGCTTGGGTTTGATCGCAGATCCGCCTCCGGAATTACAGGGACAAGAATTAAAGGTTGAGTATATCTCGATTTTAGCACAAGCACAGAAAGCTGTAGGTACAGCAGCCATAGAAAAGTTATTCACATTCGCCGGTGGTCTTGCAGCTATCAACCCGGATGCAGTGAACAAACTTGAATTTGATGAAGCCATTGAAGCGTATGCAAATATGCTTGGCATCTCCCCAAAAATTGTAAGAAGTAAGGAGGCTGCCGCCAGGATTAGGCAGGTTATTCAGGACGCTCAGGCGCAGCAGTTGCAGGCCCAGCAGAGCATGGCTATGGCCCAGGGGGCTGAAACACTATCCAGGGCAAAACTTAACCAGGGTAGCGCACTTGACGCAGTTATAGCAGGCCAGACAGGACAGCTGATGCAGAAACCTGCACAGCCGGCGCAATCGGGTAAGAAATAATGGAACTTGAAGAACGCAAAAAAAAGATTAAAGAGCAACAAAAAAAGCTTCGGGAACGCGACCTGAATGATATCCGAAAGGTTTTAGATATAGCCGAAGGCCGCAGATTATTATGGCGCATACTTACAGATCTCGGAGATAACTTTACAAACTCTTTTACCGGCACCAGGGCAACGGACTTTAACCTCGGGAAACAGTCGGTATCCCAGACTATATTCCGAGATGTCATAGAAGCTAAACCAGAGGCATTCCTACAGATGCATCGTGAATATAAATCCGACGCTGAACGCAGGAAAAACGAGATTCCCCCGGACGAAGACGATTAAACGTATCCGTTTGACGGGAACAACACAAGGAGCAGAAAATGCCCGATCCAATCGTAGACCCAGCGGCCGATCCAAACGCACAAGCGGCAGCTGCAGCAGCAGAAAAAACACCCGATCCAAACGCGAGCTTACTTGACGGCGGCGATATTGCAAAGCCAGCAGCAGCCCCAGCGGCCGCTGCGAAGCCTGCAGATGACGCCAAAGCACAAGTAGCTAAAGCGGCCGAAGAGAAACGGCTTCTTGAGGCCGACGATGCAACCTTATCCCCGGAAGATAAAACCAAGAAGGAAGCGATCATCAAAGAACAGGCAGATAAAAAACTGCTTGAAACGCCAGACGATAAGCTTTCCGCTGAGGATAAAGCCAAGAAAGATGCACTCGTTAAAGCTAAAGCGGATGCCGACAAACCCAAAGCGCAAGGCGCGCCAGAGAAATACGCGGATTTCAAGTTGCCTGAAGGAGCGGTAATCGATCCTGAACTATCAGCCGAATTTCAGAAGCTGGCTAAGGAAGATAACCTGTCCCAAGAAAAGGCACAGAGATACGTGGATCTCCAGGCGAAAGTATTACAGAAAATGAGCGATGAGTTGCTTGGCTCTTTCACGAAAGTTGTGACCGAATGGAAAAAGGAAACTGTAGACACGCTCGGTCCGGAGTACAAGAAAGAGCTGGCATTCGCCTCAAAAGCCCTGGATAAGTTCGGCACACCTGCACTTCGCCAATTGCTCAATAAATCAGGCGTAGGAAACAATAAGGATATGGTGAACGCTTGGATAGCTATAGGAAAAGCGATTAGCGAAGATAAATTGATAGTTGGGGCGCAGAAATCTGGGAAAAAAGAAGATAAGGACGTCTTCTATCCCAATATGCCCAAATAACCAAGCAGCATAACAAAGGAGTATGACACATGTCTACCATAGGAAATACAAACCTGACGCTGATGGACTATGCAAGACGCGCCGATCCTGACGGTAAGATTCAGAGAATATCAGAGATGTTGAATCAGGTCAACGAAGTGTTGACCGACCTCGTATTTGTAGAGGGTAACACGACCACCGGCCACAAAACAACCATGCGTACGGGTCTACCGACCGTAGCGTGGCGCCAGATCAATAAAGGCGTCCAGCCCAGCAAATCCCAGACCAGACAACAGCTCTTCTCGGCTGGCGTTATGGAGGGGCTCGGAAAAATAGACGAAGAACTCGTGAATATCGCGATCGACAAAGCCGCGTTCCGGTTGTCGGAAAATGCGCCGTTCATTGAAGCCCTGTCGCAAACCATGGCCACAACCTTGTTCTACGGCGATGTGAATATCTACCCTGACCGGTTTACCGGTTTAGCTCCATATTATTCAACCCTTGCAACCACGACTGCTTCATACGAGAACGTCATCGATGGCGGCGCTATCGCCGGCCAGACCGACGTGACCTCAATGTGGCTTGTCGTGTGGGGCGAAACCACGATCCACGCGTTCTTCCCTCGCGGGACCAAGGCAGGCATTGAGCATAACGACAAGGGCCTGCAACTCGTCAATGACGATCAGACCCCGGCCGGGCAGTATTATGCCTGGATGGATCAGTACAAGCAGCGCATGGGTCTCGCCGTTCGCGATTGGAGATACGCTGTTCGTATCGCTAACCTCGACGTCTCCTTGCTTGCGCAGTCGGGCGACACAGTAGATGGATCAGCAAATCTCATAAAGATGATGATCCAGGCCATTAACAAAATCCCGAACATCCGTATGGGTAAGGCCGCGTTCTATTGCAACAAGGAAGTCAAGACCGCTTTGGACATTAAAGCGTACAGCAAGAGCAATGTGCAGTTAACTATCCGCGAATTGCAGGACGGAAGCCTGATGACCACGTTCCTGGGTATCCCGATTCGCCGGTGCGACGCGATCATCAACCTTGAATCGATAGTAACCGCCTAATATTTACGAATATTAGGACGGAATAAATAACCGTTTTTAACAAGGAGAAAAAACATGATACGCGATGCACATCAGATATTTTCGGCAGCCCAAGTCGCGACAGACGCAACTGGCGCCAGCACGAACGTCATCGACCTGACTAAAGCCGGAGACGCGGTTGGCGGCCAGGAATTGTACCTTGTAGTGAGAATAGGAACGGCCTGCGCATCCGCAGGTAGCGGCGCTACCATGAAATTTGCGCTGCAGACCGCAATAACCGAAATATTTACCACGCCGATCGAGTTGGCGAGTCTTTCGCTCGCGGAAGCTTTATTGACCGCGAATACCATAATCTGGAAGATGAAACTCCCGGCTGGTCTCAAGCAGTACGTCCGTTTGTATTTTACGGAAAGCGGCGAAGCGTTCACATCGGGAACCATCGACGCATTCCTTACTCCTGACGTTAATGTAGATGCGTTAAGGGGATAACCAAGCGATAGATAGGTGGGCTGGTTTCTCAGTCCACTTATCTAATAATCAAGGAGGACCAATGTGTAAGAGGATTTCAACACTCGTCCTGGTTATGCTACTCGCAGTAGCGCAGCTTGGTTATTGCGGATCAAATAACTGGGGCAACACGGATACAGAACCATTATTGAGAAAAGTTTTGCCCAGCTATCTTGTTGCGGTGGGAACTGACGTCGCAGGAGCTTCAACGACGGTAGCAAGTGGAACATCGGTCATACCAGTGACCGGATACAGTTATGTGGTAAAAACTATAAGCGAATCCGTCGGATACGTTTGTACCGTCGCAAATGGCGTTAAAGGACAGATTTTGGTGATCGAAGCCGGAACAGTAACAGGATCAGATACGGCTGTTATCACGCCAGCAACAAAAACCGGATTCTCTACAGTAACACTCGCAACAGCGAAACAGTCTGTTACGTTGCTATACCTCAATGATTCACTCGGCTGGATAATTTTAGGGACAGTGGGAAACCCAACAGTGGCATAGTGGATCGGGGCGGGAGAAATCCTGCCCCGTTTTTTAATGAATAAGATCGCTGCCTACATAGTGGCCTCCCTGGTTTCTTTAATTGCTATTATTCCGCCGGTAGGCCTTGGATTACCTAACCCGAACATGATGGTATGGACCGCTCTGGTTACCATATCTGGATTTGTCGGGTTAATTTTATTGCTTACCAAGGTAAACCTATTCGTTAAGGCCGCGGCAATTCTTGGGCTTATTAACTGCTTTTTCAGTGCTGCTCCATTCATCGCCTTCAATACGTATATTCAACTTGTGGCCGCCTGTTATTTTTATCTGCTATGTACCAAAGTTGAAGACTGGACAATAGTGTTTAAAACCCTGGCGATCGTATTTATGTTCGAATGCTTATTAATGATCTTGCAATTTATAAAGCAGGATCCCTTATTAAACTTCTCCTATGGCGGAGGATCGGTCTTTGGGACGGTAGGCAACAGCATGATGACTGGTACTTTTTTGACGGTAATAACGGCCGCGTTGGTCACAGTAAGCCCTTTATTCTTTATTCCGATAATACTTATATTCCAATTCGTTCATTCCCACTGGATGATCGTATCCACGGCCGCAGGATCTATAGTTTATTTTTATTTAGAGAATAAGGTTTTGGCAGGAGTCGTCGCGCTCGTTTTGATTATATTCGCATTTAACAACATCGGAGAGGCTAAGAGCAATCTTGTGGACTCAAACAACCGGCTTAATGTGTGGAGGCAGACTTTAAAGCTGGCCAACCAGCACCCAATAGCCGGATGGGGCATAGGCACATATCAATACATATTCCCGGGACTATCAAAGAACTTTATCCCTGGAGAACCATACGCGTCCGCACACAACGACTGGCTTCAAACGATATTTGAAACCGGATATCCGGGATTCGCTTTTATAGCCAGCATCTTTATATATTTATCAATCAGGTTGCGCAAGGCAAAGAAAAACGCCATGTTCGCAGGGCTGGTAATGATAGCGGTAATAATGTGCGCTCATTTTCCACTGCGCATGATGCAATGCGTTCCGATGATATTGGCATTCTTGGCGTATTGTGAACACAAAACAGAAAGGGTCTAAAATGGCAAGATATCTTGTATTGAAAAGGAATTATGGACACATAACACCAACGACATTGTGCGAAGAGGGTGAGGTTGTTAATGTGGTAGAGGATAAGAAATTACCGGAGAAGTTATTCCAGAGAATCGATTCAACGCCTAAGTCGCAGGCGCAAGAGACACAGCCGACCCCCTTAAAGACGCGTAACGACATGATATTTGAAGCCAAAGCGCTCGGTCTGACGAAGTTGGGTCTTCTTAATAACGACGAATTAGCCCGGATCCTGGTAGCGAAAACTCCGGAGGAGCAAGAAGCTATATATTCCGAAGCGAAGAAACGGATAGAAGGACGTAAAGCAAAATAACGCGGAGGACCAATGCTGTATAACACAGACATATCAATCTGTAATCTTGCCCTTGCCCATCTAAAACAGTCTCCGATAGTTAGCCTGACCGACGCCAACGAGAACGCACGGCAACTTAACCGGATATTTATTCCGACAAGGGACGCGGTCCTTAGAGCCAAGCATTGGGTATTCGCAGGCGTAAAGCAGGCGCTTGTTGAGGTTGCAGACACAACTGTTCCTGGATGGGAATATGTTTATGCTTACCCATCCCTATGCCTTGGCCTGCGTAAGATATTTGACGACACTGAAAGCAAGAATCCTAAAAGACTTGAATTCGAGGTAACTTTCGTGCCGGCACTTAACGCCAAGGTAATATGCTGCCAGGTAGAAGATGCTTATGCAGACTATACCTATCAAATAACAGATCCGGGACTTTTTGACAACTCATTTGTAATGGCACTATCATTTCTTCTGGCAGCTCAGGTAGGATCAACACTCACCGGTGACGACACGCTATCGGCAAAGATGATGCAGAATTATCTGATGCTGGTAAGCGACGCGGCGCGAATCAACGATACCGAAAGGTATGTAAAAAACGAGGAAGTATCTTCGTTTGAAGAATGTCGATAGGAGGATCAATGGAAAATCTTGGTAAGAAAGAGCCACAGTTGTACGATAACCCGGCGTCTCCTAAAGAGAAGGAGCGTATCAGGTATCCCAGTATAAGCCTTCCAATTAGTATAGTAAAAAACGAAGGTGCAGATCTCGAAACCGAAGTAACCCTGACGCTAAAAGGAAAAATATCCGCACTCGAAAAAAACGAATGGCGCCAGGAAGTAACAATTGAGGTCCATGAAGGGGAACTTGAAGTAGATAACGAAGCCTTAATCAATAAAAAATAATGCCAGCGACCCCGGTTCACATAATAAAGCCTACATTCGCCGGAGGAGAGTTTGCTCCGTCGTTATATTCTCGCGTCGACCTACAGAGATTCCAGACAGGATGTAAGACGCTGCGGAATTTCTACGTCCATCCCCATGGTGGCGCCTCGAACAGGCCAGGATTCCAATACATAGCATCAACTAAGACCGAGGCTAAAAAAGCAAGGGTTGTAGGGTTTGAATATTCGATCGAGCAAGCATATATCCTGGAATTTGGGGAATATTATATTAGATTTTATATGGATGGCGGCCAGATCGTAGCCCCAGGAACCACTGCGGCATGGGGATCGGGAGTGGTATATCACATAGGAGATTTTGTTGTGGTATCCGCGGTAGTTTACCGATCGAAGACAGACCATACCTCAAACGGAACAACGCATAATACGCCCCCAGGGAACGCGACCGATTGGGAAGCGTCCAATATCTATGAAATAGCCACGCCATGGGATGAAAACGACCTCGTAGACCTCCAATTTACACAGAGCGCAGACGTGCTATATGTGGCACACCCGGATTTTTGCACCAGGGCAATCAGTAGATATTCGCATACCTATTGGGATATAACGTATTTTCCTTTTGTCAACGGGCCGTTTCAGTTGCCCAATACAACTGCTACAACGATAACTCCGTCAGCGGTATCGGGGACAGGTATTACTTTGACCGCGTCTACAAGTATATTCGCCGCAACAAACGTAGGATCATTGTACAAGCTCGAACACTACATAGCCGGTCAATCGCAGACTGAAGCATTCACCGGAGTAGCCAACGGCACAGGGATAAAATGCGGCGCCGGCGCGAGCTGGAGAATAATATCACACGGTACCTGGACAGGGAAAATAAGAGTGGAGAAATCAAACGATGGGGGAACAACGTGGTATGCGGTCCGGTCGTTCTCATCTGCAAATGACAACAATATAAATACATACGGCGCTGAGACTGACGAAGACGCTCCATTCCTGGTGCGAGTAGCTTGCTATGGATACAGTAGTGGAACGATAAACGTGGATCTCACAACGGACGGATTCTGGCAAACCGGAATAGCCAAGGTTACTGCGTATACAAGCGGAACAGCCGTGACCGCAGACGTGTTGACAGAAATAGGGGCAGCCGCAGCGACAAAATACTGGTCTGAAGGATCATGGTCACCGCGCAGAGGATTCCCGGCGACGCTGACGTTTTACCAGGACAGATTCGCATTTGCTTGTACCGAGAAGGAACCGCAGACCACGTGGTTGAGCAAAAGCAGCAACTATATTGACTTTGGCCGCAGCGAGCCCTTACTTGATGACGATGGCGTAACAGAAAACCTGCCCAGCCGCAAGATGAACGCAATAAGACACCTTGTGCCGGTAGGAGAAATGCTTGCGCTAACGTCAGGAGGAGAATGGAGTATATCGCCTGGACAAAGCGGCGTACTGACGCCGACGTCCAAAGTTCAGAAGCAACAAGGAGAACGCGGCTCTTCTAAGGTACGGCCTGTTGTTATAGGCAACCGGGTTATATATGTTCAGCCGATGGGAACAGTCGTGCGCGATCTCGTATACGATGATTCATCCGCAAGTTATACCGGAGATCCGTTAAGTATCCTGTCGAATCACTTATTCCAGAATCACACTATTGTAGATATGGCCTACGCCCAAGAGCCAGATAGTATAGTCTGGATGGTTCGGGATGACGGTGTATTACTATCTTTGACGTATTTAAGAGAGCAGGAGATGGTGGCGTGGACCTGGCATGATACGCAGGGAACTGTTGAGTCGATCGCCACAATCCCGGGAGATGGATACAACGAAGTGTGGATATTGGTAAAACGCGGAACACATAGATATATAGAACGTTTGAAACCGCGTATGGTATCGATTGACATAAAAGATCAATTTTTCCTCGATAGCGGCATATCGTACGACAACCCAGTGGATATAACAGGGATAAGTAAAGCCGCTCAGGGCGTTGTGACGGCTGCAGATCATGGATTTATTAACGGTGACCTTGTGGATATCGAAGGCGTTGAAGGCGTGCTTGATGCTGAAGGTGTATCTGTAGTAAATGATTTAAGATTTGAGGTATCCGACAAGACAACCCACACGTTTAAGCTTAAGGATCCTGACGATGGCACGTACATCGATACCAGCGCAGCTACCGCGTACACAGAACTTGGCCACGCGAGAAAGGCAGCTACAGTTATAACCGGTCTGACCCATCTGGAAGGGATGACCGTAAAGATACTGGCTGATGGAAGCGTAATAGATGATCAAGTAGTGACCGGAGGATCTATAACTCTAACGATCCCGGCGTCGCGCGTACACGTGGGTTTGGGATATTATTCAGATCTTGAGCCTCTTGATATTGAAGTGCAACAACCGGATGGAACACTCCAGGGAAGGATGTCAAGGATCTCAGGGATTAAAATAAGATTCCTGCAATCCTCCGGTGGATTGATCGGACCAAATGAAGATCATCTGGATGAAATAGTGCAGAGGACTGATGAGCCTGCCGGCAGCCCGGAAGAACTACAAAGCGGATTCCATGTCCAACCGATATCCGGTGACTATACAGCGGGGCCTCCGTTCTTATTTAGACAAGAGGATCCGCTTCCGGTGACTATTTTGGCTTTAATACCCATACTAACGATAGGTGGCTGATGGTCTACTATGACAAAAACGGAATAAAAGTAAGGGTATCGATGCCAGAAGACGTGTCCTGGATGCAGAGCCGGCTTCGAAAAGCTGACGTAATGGAAGTATGGGCATCGCATCATCACCAACCAGACGTAGCGCTGGGCTTATCGTTCGCGCTATCAACGTTTTGCTTAACAGTGGACGTAAAAGGAACGCCGGTAGCTATGTTTGGCGTGTGCCCGGTTAATCTTCTTGCGGACCGCGGGATAGTATGGATGCTGGCCACGGACGGAATATGTGAGATTAAAAAACCGTTCCTGAAAGAGTGCCGCAAGTTTATAAAGATGATGCTTGAACAGTATCCAATAATTGAAAATCACGTGGACGCACGTAATATTGTATCGATCGAATGGTTGAAATGGTGTGGGGCAACGATTGAAGAGGCACAGCCTTGGGGAGCAGATAATCTACCGTTCAATCATTTTTATTTTAGGAGAATGGGATGAACAGCTTATGTGATTTCGTATATACAAAATACCCGGGTGCCAAAGAAACCGTAGATCGCCAACAGATAGAAAACTTGCTACGCAACAATAAAGAGAATACGTTGAAAATTGAATGCCATGGTGATATTGTGGGCGCCGGATTTTATGTACGAATCACCGATGAGAGTTTATTTAAGCTACGCGTGGGACTTATAGACATAACTCACCCCGACGAGATATTAAAATTATTAAAAGAATCCGGGAATAATATTCATTTTCTTTTTGCGATATCCGACGGGCAGAAGACGATACTAAAGGGTATTAGAGAAGTCATGAGAATACACAACCCGAGAACTATTTCATGGTTTAACAAAGACATGACCAAACTTAATATATTTAATCTGAAAGGTAGGGTATAGATATGCCTATGGTCGTCGGATTAGCTTTAATGGCCGTAGCTGGCGGCGTAAGTGCATATGGACAGATGAAGCAAGGTGCAGCTGAAAATAAATATTATCAGGCTCTTGCGGATCAGAACGTAAAACAAGGCGAGTTGGCTCTAAAAACAGGGGAGCAAAAAACCACATTAGCCCAGAACGAAGCAGCGCAAAAGGCCAAAGAACTGGGGATGAAGGTTAGAGAAACCCAAGGGACGCAGAGAGCAGCCATGGCTGCGTCCGGAACGGCAGGATCGCTGACGGCGGCTGATGTGATGGGGAACACTATAGACAAAGCGGCAATGGATGAATTTAATATCCAATATAACGCTGACGTCGTATCCTGGGGAGCAAAAAAAGAAGCTGAAGAAACCAATTGGGCGCTTAATAATCAAGCCAATCTTTATAGATTTGCGGGGAAGAATGCCAAAAGAGCTGCGAACATAGCGGCCACGCAAACATTATTGGGAACGGCATCATCGATGTTTATGGCTGGTGCCAAAAAAGGAAATTAACATGCCAAGAGTTCCTGATTATCAGAGAAGCGTAGATAGAATAACACCGGACGTAAGCACGCCTCAGATACTACGGCCTCCGGAAGGAGCGTTTGGTGGGAATGTAGCTCAATCTATTAAGCAGGCTGGCGACTCAATGATGGCGTTAGGAGAAAAGATAGTCGCGCGCGCTCAGGAACGGCAAAGAGAAATAAGCGATAAACAGATACTCGAAAGAGATACTGAATTTCGATCACATCTACAGGATATATTGTTTAACAGCGAATCCGACGAAAAAGGCATCCCTAAAGGGATACTTCAGAGAAATCTGGGCCAAGCATCCGGAGCTACAAAAGATTTTGACTCAAAATTCAACACGATGCGTAAAACATATATAGGATCATTTAAGGATGTTCGAATGCAGGAGGCTTTGGGAAAACTTATTGATTCTGCGTACATATCTTCAAGGGATACTGTTATCAAGCATGAGCGCGCGCAGACCGATCAGGATATTGAGAATGGTTTTAATAATAATATAGAATTAAAAGTAAATCAGGCTGCACAACTCCCGGATGGACCCACGGTAATAACTGCGATTCAAGGGGCAGTAGGGATACAGAAAAGATTGAATGAGATAAAGGGATATGATGAGAATACGAGTGCCGCGAAGACGATGGAAGTAACCGGGAAGATGGCAAAGAGCGCGTTCGCTTCAGCCATGGACGACAATAACCTGATTAAGGCACAGTCAATATACAATGCCGTGCAAGGAAAGATTCCGGCGGAAACTGAAGCGAAGATGAAAGAAGCTATAGATAGTGGGATACCCTATAACATGGCTGTAAGAGATGCTTTCTTGGATCCAATTGGGACCAGGAAGAAGTTGGAGACCAACTCTTACGAGATAAAAGACCCGGTCAAACGTAAGGCTGCTTATGATTTTACTAATACGTTGGCTAAGAATATGATTTCTGATAACCAGGAGCAGAGAAGCAATGTAATTCTTGATGGTTTGGCTCAGGGAAACCTAACCCTTACTGATATTGAGAATCAAATGCAGGTTCCTGAAGAGGCTGGCGGATTAAAGAAAAGTATCCTGGTTAATTACCAAAAGGCCCTGCAGCGCGGAATAGAGAAGGATCTTAACCGGATGATAAACGAAAAGGATGAGAATAAAGATCCGACAGCTCGCGCCCAAAAAGTAAGAGACTATATTGATCTCATAGACGCTTTTACCTCCGATGATACTGATAAATGGCATGCCAGGGAAAAATTATCTGCTGCCTACGCCGACGGAATAATAAACGGGCAAGAAGCGCAATTTTTAAACAAACTAAAAACCGATTTAAAGGATATCCAGTTCAATAGATCTACCGGTCCTATGGTATCGGCGATAAAAACCGTCAAAGGTTTCTTGCATAGAAACAATGCCAGTGACGAGGAAATTACTCTTAATGTCAAAAGACTGCTTGGCACGTTAAAAGACG